TGCCAAGCTCCCTGCGGTAGATGGTTCTCAGCTAACAGGCATAGTCGGCACGGCGGTCCCTACGGGGACGATACTCCTGTGGGGCGCGGCCGCGGCTCCTAGCGGGTATGTCCTTTGCGACGGCACCAGCTACACAGTAGCCGCAAAGACAGCCTTGCACAATGTCATCGGCGACACCTTCGGCGGTGACGGCGGGACGAACTTTAACGTCCCTAGCCTCAAGGGTAATGTCGCAGTGGGATATAAAGCCGCAGATGCCAACTTCGGGACTTTAGGCGGCACAGGCGGGGAAAAGACACACCAATTAACGGTGCCAGAGATGCCGAGCCATACGCATACTGGACCCTATATTTTTATTGGTAATCAAACGAAAAACTTTACCTCAGGTTTTAATGCAGGAACAGGAGCTACTGATTCAACCGGCGGCGATGGGTCGCATAATAACTTGCAGCCGTATCTAGTCATCAACTACATCATCAAAACTTAAGGAGGCTTTTATGAGGAGAGTTTGTTTTATAGTTCTGGTCCTGGTGTTCGTGGCGAGCGCCGTGTTCGCCGGGCAGATGACAATACCTATCATGTCCAAGACCAAAATGGGTAAGGCCACGTCATCGGTAGAGAACAGCGCCTACACGGGCTCAGGCAAGAAGGTATCCTTCTTCGTCACCTATGCCCCCAGCGAGGCCACGGCCGGGGTCACGGCGACGGTGACGGCGTCAATTTCCTACGACGGCAAGACCTGGATACCCGCCTACTGGAACGATAACGACACCGCCACCCCCACGAGGGTAGCGACAAAGACCTTGAGCACCGCCAGTTACTGCGGGTGGTTCAACGTCGACCAGACCATCCCTTACGTGACCATAAGGGTCAACATGGCCAACGCCGCGGTCTACGGGGCGGGGGAGAATGCGGACGTCACAGTTAACGTAATAGAGGAAAACTAGGGAGGAACACATGGAACAAGTAATGCAGAAGGTTCAGGAGCTTCACGGTATGCTGCAAAAGAGGGTCTCGGACTACGAGGGCATGATGAACAAGGCCCAGGCCTTCGCCAACGCCACCGCCGAAAAGGCCAAGGGCATCGAGGCGAGGAATAACGACCTCACCGCCAGGGAGATGAAGCTGGGTAACTTAGAGGAGCTTGCCCGTTCCAGGGACAGGATCGACGCCGAGAAAAAGCAGCTCGAGGCCGTGAGGGATTCCATCAACAAGGACCTGGCGGCTCTCGCCAGGGCCAAGACCGAGCATGACAACAAGGTAGCCTATGATACCAAAGAGATTGAGGCCGAGAGGGTAGCTTTAGCCAAGAAGGAAGCCCAGATGAAGAAGGACTACGACGCCAAGGTCAAGGCCTTCATGGACGGCCTGAACACAATGAAATGAGGTAAATGATGGCTATACAAAGGCTCGACATATACTATCTGATACACCACGTCGCCGGCGTGACGACCATCTTCGAGGTGTCGGACGAGGACTTGGCCGGCGACCCCAGCTACTTCGGTTACGTCAACGAGGACGGCGGCTGGATCATCCAGCAGCGTAACGCCGCCTCCGGCACCTACAGGTATTACAAAGGTTCGTCAGGCTACACCTCGGCGTGGACCGGCAGGGCTGGGTTAAGTTACACTTACTGGAATCTCATATAAGGGGGTAACATGAGGAAGCTACTTGTCATATTGCTTGCGCTAGGTCTATGTTCTACGGCGTGGGGGGCTAACGACCAAGCCATGCGATTTCCTTCGGGAACGCCGATGGCGGTAGTCGTCCCAGGGGGTTCTGGGAGTGTCCCCACCGGCGGCACGACCAACCAGGTCCTGAAGAAGAACTCTAACACCAACTACGATGTCGGGTGGGGAGCGGGCGGCGGTTCTCCAGGCGGCTCCGACACACAGATGCAGTTTAACGACGCCACAGCCTTCGGGGGTGACCCAGACCTATTATACACCAAGGGAACTAACCTCCACACCGTGACCGGCACCTGGAACTACTCAGGCGGACATACTTGGTATATCCCGACTACCGGAGACATCGCCACAGCCATCACCAACGCATCGGCCGGTGACACAATCCAGCTCGGTGCGGGGAAATATACACTAACGGCTGGGGTAACCTGTAATAAGCTCTTGCACATCATGGGTAAAGGCCGTGGCATAACTACTATTACGACCTCTACCGCAGATATAAATATGCTCACTTTCAATACAACGAATGGAAGTGCGCTATCCGATCTTACCTTACAGACTACGGCAGCTAATACCGCTGCTTGGAAGGCTATGGTAACCATAGCTAAGAATGTTAATATATGGAACGTAGAGTTTAAGAACGCCGCAACGGGGGCCTCTAATAAAGAACAGCATACGGTATATACAAGTGATACATCTACTTCTACGATAGAGAATTGCACCTTCAACTCTACGGGAGTCATAGGCGACCATTTGGGAGTATTTGGTGGTAATGGCGGCACAGTAACCATCAGGAATTGCACTATGACAGGTAGTGGTGGGACCGGAACATACGGCAATATCGTTGTTGGGGTTTCAGGGGCAGGAGATGTAGATGCGTATAATTCATATATAGTTGATTCTACAAGTGCGGCGGGTAGCGGAGTAGTGTCATCCCTTACAAATGCCATGAGCACTATACACTTTTATGATTGTATAGTAGGTAGTGCGGGAGGCACGTCCTACGAGGTTCTGACTGCTTGGGCCGTTGGGCTTTATCTTTATGATTGCACACTCTTGACCAATTCAACTTATGGCCCAATAGTCTATGCCGGCACAGTAGTTACAGGACAGGTCAATAGCGGCAATATTACTCCCTTGGTCGACTCCACCTACGACCTCGGCACTTCTCTTTTAAGATGGTCGCACCTCTACCTTGACCCCTCAAGTTTAAACATAGGCACTAACGCCAATAACTGCTCTGTAACCTACGATACTGGAGCCTCGTCTCTTGGCTTAAATAAAGACCTCAACATCTCCAAGACCGCACCTGAACTTAGACTGACGGATGTATCTACTCTTTATGCAAGAGAGACTAAGGTTACTGCAAGTAATGAGTATGACTTAAAGAATCAAGTCTACGGAGTTACTTTAGGTGCTGACCAAGTGCCTACGATGACTTCTAACACTCTCCCAAGTGGAGTATGCTCCTCAAGTGCATTACAATTTGGTAGAGCTGCTTGGAACGCTTTTGACCATTCATTAAGTTCTTATTGGGCAGCAAGTGGTATGCCTTGTTATGTTCAGTATCAGTTTGCTTCTCCTACTGTCATAACTGGATATAATGTCTATACAAGGACTACTGAAGATACAGTGGGCAGAAGTCCTAAAAATTGGACTTTGCTGGCGTCAAATACTGGTGCCTTTGCTGGGGAGCAGGTTACTCTCGATACCCGCACTAACCAGTTCAACTATTCAACTACGGCACTTGTAGGAACATATTATTTTACTAATTCAACAGCGTATTCTTATTATAGATTAAATATAACCGCAAACTGGGGTGCAGGGGCAGCTACGACGCTTTCAGAGTTAGAGTTATGCACAAGCACCTCTGCTACCTACGAGGCTACTATTGCAAAGAGTGCCGATTCAGGCGGTTTGGCAAGTTACTTATACGGCTCTACTACCTTTGGCGATGGTGGTGGCTTAACAAATCTAAATGGTCAAGCAATAAACTTCCAGATAAATGGCACTACCTATGCCGATATTAACTCAAGTGGAGTATTTGAAGTCCAGCCTTGGACTAATAACTATGCCCATATAGGTTGGGCTGAAATAGGCGGTTACAACTCTACTGACTTTTATGCTGGGAGCATTCCTCAGTGTGCTAATCCAGTGTTTGCAGCTATACGCCAAAATACTGGGAATACTTGGATTAACGCAGGTCTTGGCAGTGGTGGGTCTATAAGGTTTTATATTGACGGACATACTTATGGCTTGTTACAAAATACCTCCCCTGCTTGGACATTTTATTCTTATCTTTCTACTAATATTGCTCAGGTAGTTAAAGGTGCTTCTTCCCAATCCGCCGACCTTACCCAGTGGCAGGATAGTAGTAGTGGGGTGTTGGCGAGCGTGAGTGCAACTGGTGCAGTAACAGCTTTAGGTTTTACATCAAACTCTGCTGCTTATGGGTTAACCTTAAAACAGGGGGCGAACGGGAAGTGCGGGACATTTATAGCTAATGGTATAACGCCTGTAACTGTATCTAATACGAGCGTAGCAATAACCGATACAATAGTATTCTCCCTAAATACTGTAGGAGGAGTAGTGGGAGCTTATCCTGCAATACAAACTATAACCGCTGCTACAGGATTTACGGTGGCTTGCACAGCGGGTGATATTTCGACTTACAATTACATTATCATATCTAATCAACCGTGATATAATTATATTATGATAGACTATCAAGAAAGACAAAGAAAACAATGGGCTACTAAAAGAAAAAATGGAACAGATATTCCTTGGAATAAAGGGAAAAAATGTCTTTTTCCTGCATGGAATAAGGGATTAACTAAACTCATTGATGCGAGAGTGGCTAAATTTGGTAGAAGTATTAGTAGAGCAAGACTTGGAAAATATTCTGGTAAAAATAGTCCAAGTTGGAAAGGTGGAAAACCTGACTGTATAGACTGTGGAAAAAAATTATCTTCTTATAAGTATAAATATTGTAGGAAGTGTCTTATAAAACATCAAAGTGGTAAAGAGCATTATAATTGGCAGGGTGGTCTTACTAAAGAAAATAATATAAGGATGTCTGTTGAATATAAACTTTGGAGAACATCGGTATTTATAAGAGATAATTTTACTTGTGTTTGGTGTGGTTATGAAAGTAAAGGAAGTAAACCTGCCGATATTCACGCTGACCATATTAAACCTTTTTCTCAATATCCTGAGTTAAGATTGTCTATAGATAATGGTAGAACATTATGTATTCCTTGTCATAAAACAACAAAGACTTTTGGTGGTAGGTCAAACATTATAAGTAACGCACCATAAAGGGAATATGAGTGTCTTAGAGTGGATCGTCTCAGGCGGTATGATAGCTCTGGTGGCCATCCTCATCGGGGTCTATAAGGACGTCCGGGACCGGGACAACGAGACCAACGGCAAGCTCGGCCGGGCCTACCAGAGACTCGACGAGGTTAAGAACAAGATGGACGACACCTTTACTCGAAGGGAGGTCTGCGAGGTCCTGCACAAGCAGATCCGTGACGACCTGACAGAAGTGAAGATGGACATCAAGACCCTCATAAAGAAGGTCAAGTGACCCGAGACGAGCTGGTCAACCTCATAGCCTACAAGATATACGAGATACGGTCTAAGAGGCAGTTCGACTCCGGGGGCGCGGAGACTGACTGGGCCTTAGCCCAGAGGGCCGTCGAGCACTTCGAGAACCCCGACCCTTCCAACTGGGTGTGGAGATACCGCGAGGGCGACTTCAAGGACTTCGAGGAGATATACAAGCAGTATGAAACCCAGTCTACTTAGACAATGGTTACTGAAGTGGAAACTGCGACTCTGGGGTTACCACGACATCTTCAGGTGTGACTGCGACCTCTGCCGGCATTACAGGATCTCTCACAGGATAGCGAAGTCGGAGGACTGATGCTTGAGAAAGCGAAAAGCTCCCGTGAAGCTCGAGATGGATAGGACGATGCTCTTACACGACCTTAAGAACCTCGCCGAGAGGCAGAAGAGCCTGGCCAACGCCTGCGACAAGTTGTATTTTGACCTTGAAAAGTTCATCAACCAAAGGAGGATGAAATGATGGCTCAATGGGTAACTTCTAACCCGATCCTTGCTTGGGCGGGCAGTCTGGTGATAGCGGTCCCCGCGGTGTGGGCGGCGATAATGAAGTTCAGCCCTAAGATCCGGAGGATAATAAACATCAACGCCAAGCTCTCGACCTTCATAGAGGACTTCCTGGAGGCGGCGCAGGACCATCAGCTTACTACGGATGAGATACAGAAACTAAAGTCGGATTACGATGCACTTCAAGCAGCGTTAAAATAAGGAGGGACGCATGAATCCTAAATGGGTGGTGTGGTTGTGGGCGAACTTCGGGCAGAATCTACAATCCGAATACGATACTATCAAGGGCTGGAAGCTGGACCCCAAGGTAGAGGAGATGCTAGACCTTATCTGGAAGAACATCTCTCCTACCCTTCAAGCTACCTTGTGGGCCTTCATCAAACAAGTCTTTGACAAGTGGGGTCCGGAGGCTGCGAAGGCGATACTTGCGGCGATCCTGTCGAGCCTGAAGGCGGAGCTGGCGGTCTAACGTAACTAAAGACGCTATCGGCATCGACCATGCCGTCACGCTTCAGGGCTATATTGGTTATGAGCACCTCTTCTCCAGCGCGGTATTTGTTTATCAGGTTATTCCACCTCGAGAAGTTCCTTATCGGTTTACCCTGCCATGTTGGGTAGGCGTGGGTGAGGAAGCTCTTGCCGTCATCTCTTTTAAAGAATATATGATAGAATGTCCCGCCGTGGTAGCTAGTCCGGTTCTCGACACCGGTGACTTTGTAGACGTTCATTCCGATCCCCCTATCCCAAGAGCCTTCTTGACTTACTTTAAGAAGAAGTGGCAAAATACCGCAATCAGCAAACCGAATATAAATAGAAAATCCCTAACGTTTTCTGGCGTCACATCCTCTCCTGCAAGTCTGTGAGGGCTTGCTCATACCCATCTGCCCATTCACATTTAGTATCGTCTGTTCTAACGACCTTCATCCCCATTAGCACACTCTTGATGTGGTCTTTAATGGCTTTAGCAATATTCCCCGAAAATTCTTTTCTATCCTGAATAATCAAGCCATATAGCTTTCCACTTATTACTTCTTCCAATTCATACCTCGTATCGGCGGGCTTGGGAGTAAAATTAAATTCTTTGCATCTACTCTTGTCGTATGGGGCGTTGCATATCCTACAAGTTGCGTCCATACAATCGCAAAGGAAAGTTTTGCCACAATGCCAACAAGTAACTTCAGGGTCTACACCTTTTGTAAACATACCATTGTTAGTATATTCATCCTTCTCTGCCTTATGCTCTATGGACTTCTGAAATTTACAAATACCATCAGCTATACAAATCTTCTCTGCCTTATGCTCGGCGGGCTTATGAATATGACAATACCCAGAATCATCTATCGGAGGCATCTTACAACCATCTATATTGCAAACTGGAAAACTGCCCTCTGCCTTATGCTCTATGCCTGTGCCGTTGCATTTAGGACAAACCTGCGAACTAATCATAGAATCATTATCATAAACATATTTTGTCCCGCCACATTTCTGACACTTCTTCACTTCGTCTTTACTTGGTATCATAGTTTTTCCTTTCCACAACGCTTACATTTCATGCCTAATGTCATCCAGAATTTATCAAAAGGATTCCATTCTTTTATGGGTTGCCATTGATGAAATCCTAACCAACACCAGAAGTTCATATCTTTTTCTCCTTCATCATTCTACTTGCAGGACATAATAATCTATCAGGGCAATATGGACACTTGCTTAAATCAGGAGTTCCCTCTTTTCCATAATACCATTTACATCTACCCTTACGAGGTTTCGTAGTGGGGAGCATTTTAGACCCTCCTATAATTTACTCGCAAAATATTTTCTATATGGTCTTAACCTATCCGACTTTTCCATAACTTCTTTAAAAGGTAATTTAAAAGCCCCCATAGTATTACTCCATGAAGCAAGAGCAATAAATTCAGGATTACTATAAACTTTTCTATCTCTCATAGTGTAAGCACCTTGCCGATTTTCTTTTAATATAGCAAGGCGTTCATATACACTATCAAAAGTATCTTTTTCTCCCACATATACATACCAACGAGTATTAAATTTATCCCTACCATATTTTTTTAATATACTTATAGCCTTCAGCACACTTGGTTTATAGGCAATATCGTCAAAAGCGAACCGCAACTCTTTATGCCTAACTGATACCAAGTCCTTACATAAACTATCTGTGAGCAACCTATGGTCTAATCCCTGATTAAAGTCCACCATAAGTTTTTCTTTTTTTATCTGCGAAATTATCAATTTAAAGTGTTCTGGTAAAGCAAGAATATTATTATCTAAAATAGTAATCTCTTTTGATTCCCTATCCCAAATATCGTATATATCTCCCACAGGTCTTATCCTACCCTCTTTTTTAGGCACGATACAGAAATAGCAGTTGCGAATACACCCTCTTGTAGTAAAACCTAAATTTATATGGGGCTTAATTTCGTCTATCTCTTTCGGTAGTTCTATTGATAATGAATACCCCGAACCACCAACCTCGCAACCTTTCCACTCATCGCACTTTGGCTTGTTCCAGTCAAATACACAAGATACATAAATTTTATCAGCCCATAGCCTAAAGAGTTCATTATTCCACATTACTTCGTCGCCTCTATCAAAATGATATTTTTCTATCTTTTTAAGGGCAAGATTGGGTATCGTGCTATCTATGTCTATCAATAAAACTTTCATATCCTATCCTTGGGGAGAGCTTGGCAGGATTTCGATTGAAAGTGTATACGCCTTCAACCTGTGGGTATCATTATCGGTGTCTGTAGACAGCTAACGATACGCATTTGTCTCCTTTTGCCTGCACAACATCAAGACAAACCACAAGCTCGCCTCATTATTTATCACGCAACAGCTTCATCCCATACTCTAAAATTTTTATTCTCATTTCAGCAGCAGCATCAGCATCAGCAGCATCAGCAGCAGCATAAGCAGCAGCAGCATCAGCATAAGCAGCATAAGCAGCATCAGCATAAGCAGCATAAGCAGCAGCAGCAGCAGCATAAGCAGCAGCAGCATAAGCATAAGCATAAGCAGCATCAGCATAAGCAGCATAAGCAGCAGCAGCAGCAGCATAAGCAGCAGCAGCATAAGCATAAGCATAAGCAGCATCAGCATAAGCATAAGCAGCATAAGCAGCATCAGCAGCAGCATAAGCAGCATAAGCAGCCTTTTTATTTTCTTTCGACGGGTCTTTAAGGCACTTCTTCGCTGCCTCTATCGCCAGGCGAGGACGTTTGTCGTCGGGATGTTTCTTCTCGAAAATATCTAAGACTTGTTCTGCAGCGAATATGGCGTAACTGACATACTGCGCATATTTCATCTTTCGGACAATAGCCCAGTTAGCCCAGGATAGTAACTGCCTGTCTTTTTTAGATATGGCCAACTCGCATAGTTTTAAAAGATCCGTTTCTTTTTGATTCTCAAACCACCTTATTCCTTCACCGCAAGCGCCTTTTTCTTTAAGCCATGCTGATGTTAACTTCATAATCGCCCCCTTTTAAAAGCGTTTGTTAGATGGTCTATAATTTCGTTCACCTTTAAAAATAATTCTCTTTTACTTGTAGTATTGGGATGGCCTAACCTATCTATTGGCATCGGAAGCCTCCTTTGGTGGCTCTGGCTCTTTATTGGCAAGAGACGCACTACAAAAAGGACACGTTGCGTGAGTAGGGTTTATACATGCCCCACACTTCGGGCATATCCAACCCATAGGTCTTGGTTCAGGCCAATCCCCTCTTTGCGGTGGATAAGCGGCATACATTGTTATGCTATACGGCGGTAAATTACTCATCCTTCCCTCCTTCAAGAGCAGTCTTGGCGATTTCTTCCATTTCACATAATTCAGTATAAGTCGTAAAAAACAATTTCTGCATAGGGTCATTTGCATTGTCATATTTCAAACCATGCTTCTCCATAATGTCTTGTATCTTATTATAACGGCCCTGCATACTTTGTAGAGCCTCTCTATATTTAGAGAGTTGGGCTTGGAGTTCAACTATTTTATCTTGTTGTGTTCTGATAACCTTCGTTAAATTAGACATTATTCCTCCTTAAACCATTCATTTAAAGGACAATTCTTACCACAGGGTATTTCCTCTTTCGTAATCTTTTTAGGTATCTTATTGAGTAGGGCGTGGGCGAGTAAATTTAGAGTTTCTACATTTATCCTATCGCCAATAGTAACTCCGTATGCTCCGCCATCTTTTTTAGAAATATTCATCGTCTATTTACTCATCTTAAAGAACTCAAAGGACATATATATGAACATTAGTCCCATACCGCCAAAAAATATTCCTGCGATTACCTCAACAGATGTAGATAAAAGTTTACTCATAAACTCCTCCTATTTTCGTGGAGCAAGAGCTTGGCAGGATTCTAACCCGCTTTGCTATTCAATCTCTCTATTTCAGAATAGCCACAAATGCGGACACGGACGCAATCGCCCGACTTTCGTCTACCGAGTATGTGCGTTTTCCACAGAACGCCACAAGCTCTCGCCCTCTATTTCTGCTCTTTCGGTAAATCATGTCTCCACGGAAAGAAGTCCGTTACAGTCTGTAAGTTTAAATACGCTATACCAACAGGCTCAACTTCGTTCAACTTCCCTTCTTTGATAGCGTTCATAAACCTTCCACTATCAGCTACCCAAGAAGCGTTAGAGAGCTTTAAGAAGTCGCCTATTTGTTTCTCAACCTTACCGACTAAATGATAAGTTACTGTGCGGAAAAAGAATTTCTCTTCTATCATATCTTTATAACTAGATATTTCCTTTACTTCATCGCAACCTAACTGCTTTTTAATCTTGGAAAGCGTTTCTTCGGAAATTTCTATAACTGGCATAGTATTCTCCTTTTGGTTTTTACCTCGACCACGACCTCGACCACGACCACGACCCCGACCACGACCCCGACCCCGACCAAAGTGTATTTATATTTCCTATCGTAGCAATCACAAACTAATCACCTCCTTAAAAGCTCTCGCCCCGTTATAATTGATTATCGTCCTTTATATCTTCTTCTTTTATCTTGTAAGAAGCCATCACAAATCCATCGTGCCGACAAATAAATTGTTTTTCCTCAAAGTAATCCTTATCTGCTAATACTCTCAAGAAACAATGATTACAAGTCGGGCAACAATAAAATACATATTTAAACATCTTGTCCTTAATCATCTTGCTCCTCCTATAACCCAAAGGGATTAAGCTAAAAATAGTATCATTAGTATAGTTATAATGGGATGTAGTCCAAACCAATGCCATAATACTATTGCAATAGGAACATTTAAACTTTGCAAAATCGCCGTCGGCCCGGCCCTCCTCCACGATTTCATGCTCCTTAAGTAACATCATAACCCGTGCTTCTTGGCATACTCGCTGGCCAGCCCGGCGACGGCCAAGAGCGTGAACAATATCACCCCTATCACGGCTATAATCATTTTAGAGCCTCCTTAAATACCATGTTTAAGAGCTTCAAGTCCACCTTAGGCAGCGCCCTCTCCAAGATCCTCAGATCGTCCAGTAGGGCCTCGCCCTTGTAGAATTTGACCCATTCCTGGGCCTCTAAGGGACTTTTGTGCCACCAGAACAGATGGTGGAACACGCAGAGTAGGAGCACATTCTGGCGCTGGTAACGAAGTCTGGGGTGGGCGCCTTTTGAGAGTATATGACTGACTTGGACGGGCATGTGCCGGCGGCACTTCTCGCAGACCTCACCGCGCTCTTTGAGAAGGACCTCTCGGAATAGGGCGTCAGTCTTGGTGAACTTGCTCATCTTTCAAAAACTCCTTCGGGTCCGGCGCTTCCAGCTGCATCTTCTTCGACACATAGGCGTCCCGGAGCCACTGCTTAGATTCCTCGCTCATGTTCTTGACTAGGGGCTTGATGACATACATGACAAACGTATCCAGCTGCGCCACGCTCTCGCACTTCTGCATGAAGTCGTAGAGCGCGGCGTCTCTGGAGTTATTGTATTCTTCTTTGCTTAGTTTTTCGTCCACTAGAAAGGAACTTCCCCTATTGGCGGATCATCTTCACTATCATCCATAGCCTTATGAACGTCGTCCAGTGTATGATCTAAGGCAACCACGAGCTTTTCACCTTGTGGAAATATGCTCTCTACCGACTGATAGTCGTTATCCTCGGCCCAGATGGTCTTGACTTTCATGCCTTTAAGTTCATCCAAGTCCATATCGAGATCGGGCTTGGCATCTTTGACGAGCTTCGCCACATATTTAAGGTAGAGATTTGACTTTTCCCCTAGGTTAAACGTCATCCACCTTGTCTTGTGGGGGAACTTGTAGCCATCTAGCTCAAACACAAGCCTTATAGCCGGGCCTATACGGGCGTATTTGCCCTTAAAGTCGTGCTTCTCATCGTATTCGATGTCTTTTATGATACCTGTTACAAACTCGCCCACCTTGACCTTTTCAAAGTCTTTAGGGTCACGCTTTGGTGCTCGCATTTATGCCTCCTTTTTTACCGCGCCTTTAAGGCGATATATCGCAAGGCAGTGCTTGAATATCTCAAGACCCGCTTTGCGTTCGTCCGGCGTTATGAGTTTCTCCGAAAAGCTCTCATCGTCGGAACGTGGTATGTTAAGAACCCTTATTTCGTCTACCTTAAGACCTGTTTCTTCAAGCATCTCGGCGTAGGTAGCCACTTGAACTATGTATTCAGGGTAGCAACCGCCCTTTCCGGTTTTCCAGTCTTCCAAGGTAAGTATGCCGTTGACCTTGCCATAGAAGTCAGGAGTGCCTCCGCAACGCAAGGTCTCGGAGACGATCGGTTTTTCTACCGCTATCGGCTCTATGGTTTTGCCCTGCTTCCATCCGTTGTAGGACTTAAGGCAGTTCTGTGCCAAGGTTATCTGGTTAGCGGTGTAGTCTTTAGTATCTACCTCTTTCCCGTCGAGATCGGCTAGAACTAGCGAGTGCGCTAAAGACCCGATCATAGCTTTATCATCCACAAACTTTCTGCTTTCAATCCCGTTCAGTCCCAATTTATTACTCCAGGCTACGAGTTGGTTTTTATTCCAGCCCAACTCCCCGACTATGGTGGTAACACCCGGAACGGGAGAACCATCTTTAAGGAAGTATTTAAGTTTTGCTTTTATCGCCACTTGGCACCCCCTTAAAGTCTTTTGGCGTAGGTAGAGCAAACATCTTGTCCTCCGTCACGAAGGCCATGGTGTCATCGGACTGCACCTGATATTCGAGATACTCCTCGCTATCGGGCATGAAGCTGGCCCGATTGATCTTGGCCTTGATGATCCTGCCTCTAAAGGTTACTTCTACTATATCACCTACGTTGAATTTCTGAATCATTTTACACCGTCCTTTTTATATTGTATTAGATTCGACAACCGCTCTATTTCCCGCATTATTTCACGATATTCAGCGTCGCTACGAGCCCGCATGGCATCCATCTTTTGCTCATAGGCCTGATCTTCTATTGCTTGCGTCTGCTCTCTTATAGCTTCAGTCTGTTCCCGCATGGCTTCTTGTCTTTGTGTTTCATCATACTCAGCAAGAGCCCATAAAGGGGTAGCTATAAGGAGTAACAATACCACTAATATTAACTTCTTCACTTTACTCACCGTCCTTCCCATAAAAAAAGCCGACGAGAGCATCCCCGCTAAAGGATTTCTGCACACGCAGATTGGACGGTGAAGTCTTAGCTCTCGCCGACGAGGTTTCAATAAAAAATCCGTCCATGTCATTTAGCGGGATTGTTTTCATAATACAAGTCTATATAATGATTCCGAATTTGTCAAGTTATTTTTTAAAATAAATTTCTTCTGAAAAATATCTACCTATTGACAAATATAGAAGTCGTGGTATACTTATAATTGTAGATATGTATGCCTTTAGTATTGCACCGACACGTTCTTGGTTCAGGACTTGTGATATATGCGGCCGGAAACTTACTCGTTATCATAAATGCTTAAAGAGGGTCAGTGCCAGAAAAAACTCCTCTCGTAAATATGGACGTGGCCGAGTTAAATAGAGAACTCGAGGCCGCCCAAGGTAATCTGGAATCCGAGACCAAAGTCTCAGAAGGCCTGTTCAAGGATCTGACTTCCGCCCAAAAGGTGAAGTTGGAGGCCGAACAGGCCGTTTTTGTTGTTAAAACCCAGATCCGCTCGCATAGGGGTAACATCGAGGTCTATAAGGAACGGATTAAAACCTTAAAACACTATATTAAGGCGGAAGCCGCGGGGCTGCAATAATGCATGACCTATTATACGGCCAGGCTATTAACCAAGTCAAGCGCAATTACCACCGGCCGCGCCTTAACAAAAGCCAGCTCATAGAGGCCGCAAATCTACGTTTAAATGCAGAAAATAATAAAAATAAATTAAATAATTTAATTAGTTCAATAGGCCGCCAAACAGAGGGGGAGCACCATATCAGTGGAAAAGTCTAAAAAAGAGCCCATCACGTCTTTTGGCGGCCTTGCTATATGAAGAAAATTAGTGAATATGCCTATAAGATGAAAAAACGCCCCACAAGGGCGGAAAGAATACTTCGCAAGGCTTTTCGTAAGGAACGGCTTGCGGCAAGCCCACAAAAGATATTAGGTTATTACATATTCGATTTTTTTGTGCCTAAAATAAAAGTTTTAATTGAAGTTGATGGTGGCTACCATAACTTGCCGGAACAAATCGAGAAGGATGCAAAAAAACAAAAGTTCGCAGAAACCCACGGATACCATGTTTTTAGGGTAAAAAATGAAGAAATAGAGAAGGATATCCAAGCGGTAATAGATAATATTATGCGGTATTGTGAACAATTTGGTATGCGACGTTCACGGTTTTATACTACCAAAAAAGTATCCCATGAAAATTTTTATAAAAAAGAAAACTTTTCTTGTGCCAATAGGTATCACAACATAGAATTTAGGCGGGAAAACGCATGAAGCATAACGGCTACTCAGTAGGTATAAGGTTAACGCCCTTATCGGGTAGATGTGCGGATTGCTTGACAGTAAGCGAAGGGGTCTATTTTACGGTATTGAGCCCTGGCCAGAGCCTGAAATCAATATTCACAGAACCGTCTGCCCTCACGGTGCTAAAGCCCTACGACCGTGGCATGGGTAAACAAACTTAACTAAGCTCACATATAGTTCTAGAGCATGGCCTACTAAATACGTAGGGTAAAGCGTCGTTTTGAAAAGAACAGATGGAGGGAAAAATCCGTGCGTGGGGACGAAATCGGATGGGTGGCTAAAGCCTTGAAACCTACTCAGGACACTTACGCCACCCCCTCCGTTTTATCATATAAACAGGCTTCAAACGTGAGTTAATAGTTTTAAAAGGTTATATGGGCTTCATAGACAAGGTCTGGCAGAGGTTCAGCAAGAAGGAGAACAAATTCCCCCCGCATGAGGGATTACCAATACCCAAGCCTAAACCCATAGAGAAGTGCAAGACCTGTGAGATTACCACCCAGAAGCGGGGCCAGGCGCCGTTTAAGGGTAAAGACGGGAAGATAAGTAATCAAAAAGGTGCTCATGGAAGGTGAAGTAAAACTACCAATTTCTACGCATAAAGGCCATCGCTTTCCTAGTGGCAAGGACTGGAATGGTAATCGTAATGGCAGGCCAGTTGCTCCCGAGATCGAAGAGTTGCGCCAAGCCTTGAGGGCGGTTCGTAAGCATAAAGGCAACAGGCCTCTCTTAGTCCATGCGGTAGAACGTGCCTATATTAACGACAATGTGCTCGTGGCGCTACTGAAGAAGCTCGTGCCGGATAGGGTCTCCAAAGAGTTATCAGGTGAAATTAAGGGTGGAGATACAAAGATTATTATAGTGAGGCCTCAAAAAAATGAAGTTATCTCAAGTCTTATGGAACAAGAATAGGCCATATATTCTACACCCAAGCGGTCGTAAGCGTAGGTATGGAAGGATAATAGTCTGTGCCACTTGCGGGGAGAAGTGCTTCATCAAAACCGAAGAGGTTATACATCACATAGACAAAAACAAGACGAATAATAGAATTGAAAATTTACTAATAACAGATAATGTTGAGCATAAAAAATTACATGCCCGAAGTTAATATACTACCCTTCCAAGATAGTTTCCTGTTTTCTAAAAAAAGGTTTTGTGCATTGATTGCTGGGATAGGAACCGGCAAGACCTATATGCTCTTATTGAAAGCGTGGAAGTTTTGTGAAGATTACCCTGATTCTTTGGCTCTTATTGTTCGTAAAGAATATACAGACTTGCGTGATAGCACAATGAAAGATTTTGAAAAATACTTTGGAGTGCAAGTTGATAGCAACAAAGAATATCGCTTTCCGAATGGTTCCACGATTATGTTTAGGCATGGATCGGAAGTCAACGTGCTAAAGAATGTAAACCTCTCATGGGCAGGGATTGAGCAGGCAGAAGAGTTTTCTACCTCAGAAACATTTGATTTTATTCGTGATCGTCTCCGTAGGGATAATTCCCCCTATAGGCAATTATGTGTTATAGCTAATGCGTGTGGTCATAATTATTTATGGAGATTATTCATAAACAACCCACCTTCTGATGAATACCATTGTGTAACTGCCACAACTTTTGATAATGAGAAAAACCTACCAAAAGATTTTATTCTTGACCTTAGACGAATGGAAACAGAATCACCAAATCATTATATGCAATATGTGCTCAATTCATTTAACGAAGTTGACTCTGACGACTTCCTCCTCACCCATGATGTAGTCTACAACTCCCCTAAGCTCTCGCTCTTCAACCCCGGTGGACAAAGGCGCATCATGGCCGTGGACATAGCCAGGTTCGGAGGAGACGAGATAGTCTACTCAGTCCTTGAATCCAGAGGTGCCGTAGCCTGGGAGCAGATCTACCAGGAGGCTTTAAGGGGTAAAAGTTTGATGGAGACCTGCGGTAAGATCATTGACATGCGCAAGTCTTTAGAGATAGACCTCATAGTCACCGACGACACTGGCATGGGCGGAGGGGTGACAGACAGATTAGACGAGCTTAAGATTGATGTTATTCCCTTTAACGGCGGGGAAGAGTCGGGACATCCCAAGTGCTTCAATCGCCGGGCAGAGGCCTACTTCAAGCTCAAAGAATATCTTGAGCGGGGATGGATAAAGATACAAAACGACCACGACCTGCACGAGCAGTTACTTAGCCTGAAGTTCAAATACAAGTCAGAGGGTAAGCGCATCATTACTAGTAAGGACGAGATGCGCAAAGAAGGCTTGAGAAGCCCCGACAGGGCCGACGCTTTGTGCATGGCCTTATACTACTCCGACAAGCTCTGGGACCTGCCCAACGACCGGCCTGAATACGGTATCACGAACATGAACCTACTAGCCAACGACAAGATGCACCCGGAGTATGCCATTAACGATGATTAAGAACCTCGAGACCTTGAGAGACAAGATCCTTACGCTAGAGCCCTTCGACCTGCATAATAAAGCCGTCATAGACTACTTCTGGTCTATCGTCCAGAGATACGAATACAACACCATCAAGACCAAGGAAGAAGGCCTGGAGATCCTCGACAGGGTCGGGAGGTTCTTCTGGCTGGTCAAGGGTAACAATATCGCCGGAGGGGTCATATTCCTGGCCTACGTGACAGCCTTCGACGAGTGGACCTTCCACGCTTACTGCGACATGGATGTTGCAAGGTCCATAGACAAAAAGGGTCACTTGCCTTACCGGGCGGCCAACCTCGTGGTCAACTGGTTCTTCGAGAACAAGGCTGAACCTGTTTTATACACCATGCACGACGTCCGTAACCGCGCCGCCACCAGGCTCTGCAAGTCTCTAGGCTTCCAGGACGGCGGCAAGAAGATCATACCCGAAGGGGAATTTATAACTATGTTCTTAACCAGGGGCAAGCACGAACTAAGGAGGAAGTTCCATGGGGATAATAGGTAGCCTTATCACGGGTATCGAGAGGATGTTTACGCCGTCAAAGTCTGACAAGGGCGCGCCTATACCGCAGCCACCGCCTTTGCCTCCGGCCCCGAGCCCTGACACGGCCCTGGCCGACGCACAGAAGCAAGCCGACGACAGACGTAGGGCGATACTGGCCACAGGCGGCACCACCACCACTACCACCCCTGCCGGAGCGAAGCTCGCCCCGACGCAGGTCGCAGGTAAAACTTTACTGGGGTCCTAATACATGGCAGCCGACATACAGAGAATAGTAGACGCCAACAAGCAACTGAACACCCAGCGTAGTGACTGGTTAAGCTACTGGCAGGATATTGCGGATTTCGTCTTACCCCGCAAGGCGTGGATAACGACGGTAAAGTCTAAAGGCGAGAGGCTGCAGTTTAATTACGTGTATGATTCAACGGCGATCCGTAGCGCCCGCACCTCCGCCGCCGGCTTCCACTCTAACCTTACGAACCCCTCGTCAAAGTGGTTCGGCCTCGAGACCCGCAACAAAGCTAAGATGAATAGCCACAACATCAAGAAGTTCTTCTTCGACAGCCGTGACGCCGTGCTAGGGGCTCTGAACAGCTCCAACTTCGACACCAGCATGCAGGAAGGCTACATGGATGCTCTAGTGTTCGGCACCCTGAACATGTTGTCCCAGTCAGATACAAGAAAGAAGGTCCGCTTCACAACAATCCCTATTGAACAATACAACATGGAAGAGGACGCCTACGGGCGCATTATAGCCATCTACCGCAACTTTAAATACACCCCAATGGAGGCCTACATGCTCTGGGGCGACAAGGCCGGCGGGGACGTGCCGGAGATAATAGCCGCCTGGGAGAAGGACCACTCCACGGGTAAGGCCTTCGTCGACATGGACTTCCTCCACTACGTCGGCCCCAGGGAACGCAGGGACTTCACCAAGCGTGACTCTAAGAACATGGCCTTTGAAAGCGTATGGATCAACCCTAAGGGCAAGGACGGGCCGGAGCTCATATACGAGAAGGGTTTTGAGGAGATGCCCTACCACGTGGGAAGGTTCTACAAGGACGCTACTGAAGTGTTCGGTTACTCCCCGGCGATGGACGTCTTAGCCGACATCAAGCTCATGAACGCCTGCAAGAGAACGACTCTGCGCAGGGCCATGAAGGAGGCCGACCCGCCTATATCAAGTCCGTATAAAGGCTATATGGGACCCTTGAACTTCAACCCTGCGGCCATCAACTACCGGGACCCCAAGCATGTGAACGACAAGATCGAGCCCCTGACCTGGCAGTCCAGTTTCCAGATAACCAAAGAGTTCATGGAAGAGGTAAAACAAAACATTATGGACGGGTTCTACGTGAACCTCTTTAGGAGTCTTTCCGAGATCACCAAGCAGATGACCGTTCCGGAAGTGCAGCGCAGGATAGCGGAGTCTATGACAGAGTTGGGTCCGGTCGTGGGCCGACTTACCCAGGAGGTCCATTCGCCCCTTATCCTCCGGACTTTCTTCATACTCTACCGGAACGGTGAACTGCCTCCTGTGCCTGAAGAGC